CTCTTCTTTTGACATATTAGCTTGTGACAAAAACATATTAATTTCATTATCCCAACCATTCCAATTACGCCATGCATATTTTAAATTTGTAAATTTTTCTTGATAATTTTTTGATATTTGGTAATAGTTTTCTAATTTTCCATCCCAATTTTCGATAAGATATCTTTGATAATCCAAAGCTGCATTACTAATGTCAGTAAAAATTATATGAGTATTTGGCGTAAACCCTAACCAATTTAATAATAACAGATGTTTAAAACCACTTGCAACACCAACATACGTATCAATTGGCACATCAAATTTTTTATTTTTATAAAATTCTTCACTATTCAAAATATAAATGGTATCTTTTAAACTATTTTTTTCATTTAATATAGATTGAAAAACATCTGGTATTGGATTTGGTAATCTTTCTTCTAAAAAAAATATAGAATTGGTTTCATAATTTGGGATTGCATACAAATTCCATTTTTTATTTCTTATGGCATGATTAAAATTTCCAATAGATAATCCATTTTCTAAAAACGATCTTACTACGTTAAATCCAAATGATTGTTTATAAACACTATAATTTTTATTTTCATTTAGTGGTTTAATCCAATATGGTGTATAGTCGTCATGAAAATTTTCAATACTTCTTTCATAACTTTTAGATGAAAAATTAAGAGGTAAATTTATTTCCGTAAATTTTGGATTACCTAACATATTCCAAGTTTTCCATCGTATAGCAACAAATTGGTTATCAATTTGAGGAAATTGATTTGGATAACAAACAATATGTGCCATCAAATCACAATTTTGATTTTCACATTCAGTAATAATTTCATTATATGCAATCGGTTGATGCACACAATGCCCCAATAAATTTATAAAAATCCAATCATATTTTTTTAGCGTAGACAATAAGTCATCAATGTCTTTAGTTTTAAAAATTTTAAAATTGGATGGACAGTTTGAAATATAAAAATCAGTTATTTCCTGAATTTTGTTTTTGTAATATAAATCGGGAAAAGTTTCTGGAAAATTATCATATATTATAATTGCGTTATTCATTGAATGTTATTTCTATAATTTTGTTTTTTATAATATCTTTAATTAGTTCTTTTCCATATGTAATTCTTCCAAGAGGCATACCACAAGTTGCTGATGATGGGTTGACTCCATGTGATATCAAATAGTCTTGTATTTCATTTGTTTTATACCAACTTCTATCACCTATACTAAAACTACCACTATAAAAAATATTTGAACTAATATCCCAATGACTTGGGTCATCTTCATCAACATATCCTTGTAAATAATTTTTTCCTTGTATTTGACTTAATGGTAACCAAACATCATAACTCATATCATCGCTAAAATATTGTAAATGTTCTGGTTTTATAGTATAAAAATAACTAAAATTTGGTTCTGGTCCATTATAAGTTTGACTACTATATAAAACCAAATATTCTTTAGTCATTGGAAATTTAATTTTACGATCATTTACAAAATACATTTCACTTTCATGCACCGCATCATTTATACCATGAACTAATTTTGCAAACTCATTATAATCTTCTATTTTTAAATTAAAGTTCAAGTTTGAATTTTCTAGCCATGTAAAATTTGATTTTTCACAAGCAGTTCTATGTCCAGTAGTAAAATGGCGATGTAACCGATTTAGTAAATCACGTCCTGCGGAATCATTTGTGATTTTAATTTCTTCTTCACTTATTGGAAAATTTGTTTGTAGAAGATTTAATTTATTAATAATTTCTTTTAAAATTTCTTCATTTTTAGTTATTTCGTTATTGTTCCACGGCGTTTTATAGCTACATGGTGCAAAAAACATTTGTTCAAATTTACAATATTTGTTGACCAACTGAAATTGTTTTATAAAATCAGTCATAAAAGGATTGTTAAGAAGTTCAATGACTATATTCTGCCCATTTATAAGGACACAAATTATTTCACTCATACTAATGTTATTTAACCGATAAATATTTACATGGCAACGTTACAAGAATTAAAAACTGAAATCTTTGATTATGTGCGATACAGTCTTGGCGACGGTATGGTAGATGTTGAACTTGATCCTATTCATTTTGAAACATCATTATCACAGTCTCTAATACGCTATCGTCAACGCAGCGCAAATAGTGTTGAAGAAAGCTATTCATTTTTAGAACTACTGCACGATACTAATACCTATACACTTCCACAAGAAGTTATAAGCGTTCGTAATGTATACAAGCGTAATATTGGTGCTAACAGCGGCACAAGTTCGCAGTATGAGCCATTTGAAGCAGGTTTCGTAAACTTCTATATGATCCAAAGTGGTCGTGTTGGTGGTTTATCAACCTACTATCTTTATAGTGCTTTTCTTAAAGAAGCAGCAAAGATGTTTGGTGGTTTCTTAAATTATCAGTTTAATACTACTACAAAAGAAATTACAATTATGCGCCGTCCACGCAGCGATAAAGAAACTATTCTGCTATGGACTGAAAATTATAAGCCAGATATCATTCTTCTTCAAGATATCTATAGCAAGCCATGGTTACGTGAATATACGCTTGCTCGTTGTATGCTAATGCTTGGGGAAGCACGTAGTAAGTTTGCTACGTTACCTGGTCCACAAGGTGGCAGTTCACTAAATGGAACTGACTTGCTTACACGTGGTCAAGCCAAGATTGATGCACTTGAATTAGAATTAACAAATTATATGGCTGGTGAAACTCCAATGTGGTTTGTTATCGGATAATATTTGACATTTCCTTAATTCTTTGATAAAGTAAAATCATGAAAATTATTGGTGTATGCGGTCTTATCGGTGGTGGCAAAGGAACCGTTGCGGATATCCTTGTTAAAGAGCATGGTTTTGAAAAAGTAAGTTTTGCCGACAGTCTTAAAGATATGATTGCCGCTGTATTTGGGTGGCCTCGTCATCTGCTTGAAGGCGATACAAAAGAATCTCGTGAATGGCGTGAACAGCGTGATGACTGGTGGGCAGAACGCTTGAACCTACCATGGCTTACGCCTCGTTGGGTTCTACAATTTTGGGGAACCGATGTTTGCCGTGTTAATTTCCATGAAGATATTTGGATTGCGAGTTTAGAAAATAAACTTAGAACAGTGGTGAACAGTCCATTTGAATATAATAACATTGTTATTCCAGACACACGTTTCCCCAATGAAATCAACCTAATTCGTCGTCTTGGTGGAGAAGTATGGGCAGTCCAACGTGGTGATTATCCTGACTGGATGGTAAATCTTCTTAAACACGGCGAAGAACCACTTGACATTCATTCAAGTGAGTGGTCGTGGGTCAATGCAAATATGAACCACGTTATCAAAAATGATGGAACTATTGAAGATTTACAAACTGCTGTTACAAATTTGTTATAATATCCATACTTAACCTTTTAAAAACACCCATTTTAATCTATTCCGCTAAATATTAGCAACACCTTAAAGGAATAGACCCTATGGCAACTCTCGTATCTCCTGGCGTATCAGTAACGGTAATTGATGAAAGCAATTACGCACCAACTGGTCCTGGCACAGTCCCTTTTATTCTACTTGCTACAGCACAAGACAAGAATAGCACTGCCGGTGGCATTGCAACTTATACTACTAGTAGCACAGTAAACACACTTCAATTGGTTTCAAGCCAAAAAGAACTACTAAGCAACTATGGCTTGCCAATCTTCCCTACTGATGCAAGCGGAAACCGTTTATTTGGTAGTGAACTTGCTGAATACGGTTTGATGGCTGCTCACAGCACACTTGGTATTACTAATCAGGCATATATTCTTCGTGCCAATGTAAACCTTGGTCAGTTGAGTGGCAGCAGCAACCGTCCATATGCTGATCCTACTGGTGGAACACAATGGCTTGATACTGCAACTACTAGTTGGGGTATTTTCCAATGGGATGCTACAAATCAAGTATTCAATTCACAAACTCCTCTTGTTATTACAAGCACAACACAACTTACTGGTGGTGTTCCTTATAGCAATGTTGGAACTGTTGGAACATATGCTGTTGTTGCAACCGATGTTAAGAACCCAATTTATCAGAAGATGTATGATAATTCTTGGCAAACAATCGGTAGTAACGCATGGATGGCAAGAACACCAACTATTGTTGGTAATTCACAGGCAACTACTCTTACACTAACAAATGCTATCAGTCTTAACGGAACAACTTTCACTATTGCAAACACAAGCGTTGCTAACCTTGTTGCAACTATTAATAGTGCTGCACTTCCTGGCGTTAATGCAAAACTACTTAACGGTTACTTTAACCTGTTTGCTAACAGTTTGGCACAAAGTAATGGTACTAATGCTGATGGTAAGATTGCTATTAGTAATTCAGCAGGTCAACCACTTACAAATCTTGGTATAACTGGCGGAACTTACTATGATGCAGCCCTAAGTTATGGTGCACACTATAGCGTACCTGCATGGAAAAGTACTGATAGTACTCCACGTCCAAGTGGCAGTATTTGGTTAAAAACTACTGCTGTAAATAGTGGTGCAAACTTCACTGTATATCGTTGGAACAGTGCTACAATGAATTGGGATGCTATTCCTGCACCAGTTTATGCAAATCGTCGTACTGCGATTTATAATGATGATCCAACTCTTGGTGGTTTAGGTATTGCAACAGATACACTATTTGTGAAGTATGATGTTCTTGGAAATAATACTGGTACATTTAAATTGCTACAATGGATGGGTACTGGTACGCCACTTACTGTAACAGGTACAGTATCAGCACCAACATTCACTGCAAATGATGCATTTACAATTCAGGTAACAACTCCTGGTAGCAGTGCACTAAGCAGCACTTATACAGTAACTTTAAGTGGTACTACTGCGGCAAGTTTTGTAAGCGATGTGTTAGCATTGAATATTCCATATTTGACTTGTACATTAACAAGCACAAATAATATTCAATTTGGTCATACAAATGCTGGTGATATTGTGTTTGTAAACACTACCAATACACCACTAACTACTGCTGGTATTACTACAAGTACAACTAATATATATGATGATGCTGGTAATGGTACTCTAACAGGAACTTATTGGCAGCCTGCTGAATACCTATATCAACAATCAACTGCACCAGTTGTTGCGCCAGATGATGGCACATTGTGGTATTATGAAACTCCACTTGAAGTAGATGTTATGATTAACAACGGTACTATTTGGAAAGGCTATAAGAACGTAACTAGCGATAGCCGTGGTTATAACCTAAGCAACACCGATCCACTTGGACCAATCATTAGCAGCAGCAAGCCAACTACACAAACCGATGGCACTGCACTTGTATACGGCGATTTGTGGGTTTCAACTGCTGATCTTGAAAATTATCCAACAATCTATCGTTGGCAGCGTTATAATGGCACTGACCAATGGATTCTTCTTGATAACACTGATAACACTACAGAAAGTGGTATCTTATTTGCTGATGCTCGTTGGGATACTAATGGTAAATCAGACCCTGCACTTGATGCAAAGCCAACTATTGTTAGTTTGTTAACAAGTGATTATGTTGATTTGGATGTTCTTAACCCACAACTATATCCACGTGGTATGATTTTATTCAACACTCGTCGTAGCAGTTACAATGTTAAACAGTATATTTCAAGCAAGTTTAACAGTACAAACTATCCATTACAAAGTCTTCCAGATGTTGCTGCAACTTGGAGCAGTGTAAGTGGTAAGAATGCTAATGGAACTCCATATATGGGTCGCAAGGCTGTTCGCAATGTTGTAGTAAGTGCTCTTAAACAAGCAGTAGACAATAGTACAACTGCTCGTGAAGATCAAATTAACTTCAATCTACTTGTATGTCCTGGTTATCCAGAACTTACTAGTAACCTAATAAGTCTAAACAATGATCGTCGTAATACTGGCTTTATTCTTGCTGATACTCCAATGGGTCTATCAAGCGATACTACTAGTGTAAACAATTATATCACTAATAGTGCAGGAGTAAGTTCCAGTGATGAAGAAGGTCTAGCAACAAGTGATAGTTATACTGCGGTATTCTATCCAGGTGCTGCTTATACCAATGCACTTGACGGTGTTGGACAGGTAGTTGTGCCAATCACTCACGCAATTCTACGCATGGTTATCAAGAGTGACCAAGCAAGTGCTCCGTGGTTTGCTCCAGCAGGTGCTCTGCGTGGTAAAATTGATAACGTAACAAAGATTGGTTATGTTGATCGTGTAACTGGTAAGTTCTACAGTATTGGAACAAGCCAAGGTCTACGTGATCTATTGTATAGCAACAATGTTAACCCAGTTGCAGTGTTCCCAACAGAAGGTATCCTCAACTATGGTAACCACACTCGTCAGGCAACTGCTACTGCACTTGACCGTATCAACGTTGCTCGTTTGATTAACTATCTACGTTAC